AATGAAAGCGCCTCAAAAAAGTCTGAAGGCATGGACTCAACAAAAGTGGAGAACTAAAAGTGGCAAACCTTCTACGCAAGGATCGCAGGCTACAGGGGAAAGATACCTCCCAACCAGCGCCATCAAAGCGCTCTCCTCGCAAGAGTACGCCGCGACCACGAAAGCCAAAAGAGCCGGTAAAGCAGCCGGAAAGCAGTTTGTGGCACAACCTAAAAGCGTGGCTAAAAAAGTTGCTCCGCATAGGAAAATAGGATGAGCACATCAGGTACCTCTGTTTTTAACCTAGACCTCAATAACCTCATTGAAGAGGCTTTTGAGCGTTGTGGCGCCGAATTACGCTCGGGCTACGATATGCGTACTGCCCGTCGTTCCTTGAATCTCTTGACTATTGAGTGGGCCAATCGTGGGTTAAATCTGTGGACTATTGAGCAAAACGTGATTCCTATGGTTCAGGGCCAGATCTGCTATGCCCTACCTGTGGATACGATTGATATTTTAGATATGGTCATCAGGACTCAGACTGGTGTTGGTCAGACCGACATCAATATCAACCGAATTTCTAGCAGCACCTACTCTACGATTCCTAATAAGAACGCCCAAGGCAGGCCCATTCAGGTGTGGATTGATCGTCAGACCGGGGATACCAACACAACAAGCATCACTCTGAACGGAACCATAACCTCAACAGCCACCACTATCACGCTTAGTTCTGTAGTGGGTTTGAACTATGTTGGGTTCATAAAAATCGGGTCAGAGACTATTGGATACAATCAAATATCAGGGAATACCCTACAAAATTGTGTACGTGGGGTAGACAACAGCACTGCGACAGGCCATACAACTGGGGCGGCTGTATCGGTTCGCAACCTTCCTAATATCTGTGTTTGGCCTACACCGGATCAGTCTAACTTCTATACCTTTGCTTACTGGCGCTTGCGCCGTATCCAAGACGCAGGTAACGGGGTAAACACCGAGGACATCCCTTTCCGTATGATCCCTTGTATGGCGGCTGGGCTGGCTTATTACCTGTCTTTGAAGATACCCGATGCCATGAATAGGATTGAAATGCTAAAAGCAGCCTACGAAGAACAATGGGCACTAGGTTCTAGTGAAGATCGTGAGAAGGCGTCGTTACGCCTAGCCCCACGGCAGTATTTCTATTAAGGTAAGCCATGTCCGGCCCAAAGTTTGCTTCTGGCAAAAAAGCGATAGCGGAGTGCGATAGATGCGGATTTCGGTATCAGTTAAAGCAATTGAAGAAATTGGTGATCAAGACCAAAAACATAAATTTACTTGTATGCCCTACCTGTTGGGAGCCAGATCAACCACAGTTACAGTTGGGGATGTACCCAGTCTACGATCCACAGGCTTTGCAAAACCCCCGCCCGGATACGACGTTTGTTCAGGCAGGCTTTACGGGGTTGCAGATTACCAGTGGTAGTGGTGAACTTGGAGATGGAACGCCGTCCGGTGGTAGTAGACAGATTCAATGGGGTTTTAATCCCGTGGGTTTTGGAAATTCTTTAGATTTGCCTATCCCAAATAATTTAATTGGGGCGGGTGAGACAGGCGCAGTGACAGTAACAATTACTTAAGGAGCACATATGAAACATTCAGATATATCAAAAGACAAGCCCATGATGGAAAAGGTTGCTAAGAAAGCCGTCAAAGGCCATGAGGTCAAGATGCACGGCGTTAAAAAGATGGCTAAGGGCGGTAAGACTAATTTAGACATGAAGAAGTATGGTCGTGGCATGGCTAAAGTTATGAACCAGCGTAGTGCTGGAAGGGGTCGATAATGCTTAATCAACCTAAACCCGTGCCGGTTCCCAATACTGGGGGATACCCTAATAACGTACCTAATACACAGACGGTTAAAACCCGTGGTACTGGGGCGGCTACAAAAGGCACTAACTCTAGTAAAAAATTGGGGTAAGTAGTGAACTACTCGACGCTGTTTCAGACCATACAAGCCTACGCTGAGAATAACTTCCCAGATACGGTGGTCGCTACTACCACTGCTACGACGACATCTTTTCTTACAAAAGATCAGGTGGACACGTTTATTCGTCAGGCCGAGCAGAGGATATATAACAGCGTCAACCTCCCGGTAATGCGGGAGAACGTAACGGGTACTTGTACAACGGGTAATAGGTTTTTAGCCACGCCTACAGACTGGCTTTCCACGTTTTCATTGGCTCGAATTAACGCTGATGGAAGTTACGACTACCTACTAAATAAAGACGTTGAGTTCATTCGGGAGTCTTTCCCCATCCCTGCTACTACAGGTGCTCCCACTCATTACGCTATTTTTGATGAGAATACGTTCATTTTAGGGCCGACTCCAGACGCAGACTACACTATGGAGTTGCTTTATTACGCCTATCCGGCATCTATTGTTACGTCGGGTACAACTTGGCTTGGGACTAACTTTGATTCTGTTCTTCTTTATGGTTCATTGTTAGAGGCATATGCGTTTATGAAGGGTGAGAAAGATGTCAATGACAACTATGTAGCCCGGTATAATGAAGCGCTTGCCATGTTGAAACAACTTGGCGAAGGCAAAGACCGTCAAGATACATACCGTACAACTCAAGCAAGGGTTCAAGTCCGATGAGCACGATGAGCGAAGTAGCCTTCCTTTTGGGTGGAAACCAAGTCAAAGTATTAACAACTTCTGGTCGTGGTTTTACGCCGGAAGAAGTTGCAGAACGGGCCTTAGATAAAATTATTTCTGTAGGCTCGCAGACACATCCTGCCATTCGAGATCAGGCAGAGGTGTTTAAAGATCAAATCCGTCAGGTTTTGGTGTTTTATATGAAGGAAGCCATTAAGTCGCATCATACGACGCTGGCTATCAAGTTCAGGAAAGCAGGACATCCTGAGTTTATTAAACTTTTAGATGAATAAAGGAGCATTAACATGCCAATTACACAGGCTATGACCACATCATTCAAAGCAGAACTTCTGCTTGGAGTGCATGATTTCCGTCCGTCGGCTGATACTGGCGCAGACGTTTTTAAACTCGCTCTGTATACATCCTCAGCCTCATTGGATGCTAATACAACTGCTTACACCGCTTCTAACGAAGTTGGTACTGTTAGCACTAACTACACGGCTGGCGGGCAAGCACTAACTAACACAGGTGTAACGGCAACCAACATCAACGCCAACACAGGTACAGGCTTTACTGACTTTTCTGATGAGACGTTTACTAACGCTAACTTTACTGCTCGTGGCGCTTTGATTTATAACACCACGCCTTCAGCAAACAGCAATGCTAATACCACGCTGACCAATGCATCGGTTTGTGTGTTGGACTTTGGTGCTGACAAAACCGCTTCGGACGGTGACTTCACCATCATTTTCCCAACTAACGATTCGTCAAACGCAATTATTCGTATTGCTTAATTAACAAACCTCCCCTAAAGGACAGATCATGGCTGGTTGGAGCATAGGGCCTTATGGGGAGGGTGATTTTGGTGTAGGTAATCCAAACGCTTTAGTAAGTGTTACTGGAGTAGATGCTTCTGCGTTATTTGACCCTGTAGGAGTAGCGGCTGGAGGTGAAGTAGAACCAGCAGGGGTTCAGGCTGAAGTAGAACTTGGACAAGAGTTTGTAATTACTTCTGCTAACGTATTTTCGGCAGGTGTTGAAGGCACAGGTGAAGTTGGGCAGGTTGACTTCAGTATTGGTATAAATGTACAGCCCACAGGTGTAGAAGGAGTTGGGGAAACCGGGGTTCTTGCAGTTGCTCTAGCAGCAAATGTATACCCAACTGGAGTACAAGGTGATGGTGCAGTAGGCGAAGAAGAGGAAGAAGTTGCCTACTACGTTACTGGAGTTGAAGGCTCTGGTGACGTTGGTTCTTTAAGAGTAAGTACGGATGTAAATTATATTGGCTGGGGGTCTGGGCCGTGGGGTCGTGGCGCTTGGGGCGCTGATTTCCGTGGAACAAACGTAGACCCCGTAACTGCTACCGGTCAAGTAGGCTCTGTTTTCTTACAGTACGCTGCAAACGTATATGCAGTAGGAGTTGAAGGTAACGGGGAAGTTGGGCAGGTTGGGTTTAGATTTAATGCGGTTGTTCGACCTACTGGAGTAGACGCCTCTGCGTTACTAGATCCAGTTGGGGTTGCCGCAGGGGGTGAAGTTGAACCAGCAGGAGTTCAGGCTGAGGTTGAGTTAGGGCAAGACCTTGTAACCGCCGCTGCTAACGTACCTGTTACTGGGGTTCAAGCCTCTGGAGCGGTTGGTCAAGCAACTGTAGTTGGCAGGGTAAATATATACGCAGTAGGAGTTGTTGGTACTAGCGTCCTAGGACAAGACACAGCCGAAGGTAGTGCGACAGTTCCCGTAACCGGGGTTCAAGCCTCTGGGGCAGTTGGTACTGTAAAAACTACTTTTGGATATTACGTCACCGGGGTTCAGGGTGATGGAGAAATTGGGACAGCAACAGCCATTACATCGGTTGATGTTAATTTAACCGGGGTTGTTGGGACTACGCAGTTAGGTCAGGAAGAGGCAGAAGGCAGTGCGTTAGTACCGGTAACTGGGGTTGTGGGAACCTCAGCGCTTGGGCAAGTTACTACCAAGACGATTAATTTTATACCGGTTGTAGGGGTTGAGGCCGTTGGAGAAACCGGCTCTGTAACGGTAGTTGGTAAATCAAATGTATATCCAATAGGGGTTGTTGGTTCTGGGCTTATTAATTCTGTTGGGGTTAGTGCTAAAGGAAATGTCACACCGGCTGGGGTTCAAGCCGAAGTAGAACTTGGGGAAACAGAAGAAAGTGGCGGAGCAAATGTTCAGGTCACAGGGCAGCAGGCAACAGGTTCAGTAGGTAGTGTTGTAGTAAGAATTTCAAAAGTAGTATCTGTAACGGGGGTTCAAGGGCAAGGGCGTGTTGGAAAAGTGTTGATTTGGAGTAAAATTAATCCTAATCAGAACCCCAACTGGATCCCTGTTGTTGATGTTCAAACACCAAATTGGCTGCCCATAGCGGCGTAATTTAAAGGAGTAAAAAATGGCAAGTACGTATTCAGCATTAAAAATTCAACTTATGGCTACCGGGGAAAACTCGGGGACATGGGGTAACGTCACTAACGACAATCTCGGGGTGGCATTAGAAGAGGCTATTGTTGGCTCGGAAAATGTGACTTTTGCTAGTGGCACAGTTACTTTAACTTTAACTAACACTAACGCCTCACAAACAGCACGTAACTTACGTCTTAATTTGACAGGCACTTCTGGTGGCGCACAGAACTTAATCGTTCCGGCAATTGAGAAGGTTTACATCATTAATAACGGCTGTGCTGATACAATTACTGTTAAAAACACTACCGGTACAGGTATTGCAGTCCCGGCTGGTAAGACTATGTATGTATATAACGATGGCACTAACGTCGTTGATGCAATCACTCACCTAACTTCGCTAACTCTTGCAACTGCACTCCCTGTTGCCTCGGGTGGTACTGGGTCAACTACAGCCACTTTCTCCGGCGCAAACATAACCTCACTTAATGCATCCGCTATTTCTAGTGGAACGGTACCCACAGCACGTTTAGGTACTGGCACTGCTAACTCTTCTACGTTCCTTCGTGGTGATCAAACTTATGCACCGGGTGTTTCTGGGCCTACTGGCCCTACTGGCCCTACTGGCCCTTCTGGCCCTGCTGGCCCTCCCGGCCCTCCGGGGGCTGGTGCATCTACTACGTTTAATGCCGTTGGAAGTTATGCTAGGGTAAATGCAAGTAATATACCTTCGGGCGTTGTTAGCGGTAGTAATTATCCTGCTGGCCCAGCCTCGGGAAGCAGTACACTACAATCTTCAGCCGCTGGGGGCAGCCCAACTAATAATTTAGCAGGATCTTGGAAATGGATGGGTGGTCCCGCTGGTAATCCATGTAATCCTAGTAGTGACGCTATAGCCGTTCGTGTCTCATAAGGAGAAATAAATGTTAACAATTGAATATGCAAAAAATCCAGAGTATTTAGCCGAAGACCGTGAGACTATAAAACTACAAGTTAAGTTTTATGAGTTTGCTGAAGAAGTATCGTTTGGGGCAACATCTTTTGACCAAATGCCTTACGGCATCGAACTTTACAACAACGCAATAGCCGGGGTTTATGGGCCAATTGCACCTCCTCCCCCCTCTAACCCTGTACAACCTTCTACTTCTGGGACACAGACTCTATGAGCGCAAGTGATATGGCTCCTCTGGGGTATGGTATTTATCCAGTTCAAGGAACAATACCTGAATTTCGTATGTATCAGAAAGCCGACGGAACTTTTGAGCAACACGTAAGATACGTTAATACAATGGCAGGGTATACAGGTAAATGGATGGTAATACCAACGGTAAAAGAAGAATCAAATGGTAATAGCGGTAACACCCCGACATAATTTTACTTATGATGGAGCACAGATAAATGTGTTTCACGCTAATAAGGGTGAGGGATTGCCACGACATGACCACATTTATGCTCATGCAACTTTTTGTTGCTCTGGGTCTTGTTACGTAAGAAAAGAAGGTAAAGAAATTTTAATTGATAAAAATACTCAGCCCATAAATCTTATAGCCGGAGAATGGCACGAAATAGAAGCGGCTGAAAATAATACTGTTTTTATCAACGTGTTTGCTGAAGGAAAACAGTAATGAACGCAATGTGGCAACTTTGGGAAAACAGATTTTCTAAACCTACTTGTGAACGTATTATTTCTTTGGCTTCTTTGCTTCCAGAACGCCAAGCAACAGTAGGTAGTGGGGATGGTAATTCAAGAACAGATACTCAGATTCGTAAATCTAAAATTAGGTGGCTAAACGGCGCTATGCCAGATTTTAAAGACTTCTATCTGGATGTAGTAGATATATTTAGAGAAGCAAATCGTAATGCGTTTGGTGCGGAACTTTGGCATTTACACGAAATGCAGTTTACTCAGTATGACGCCGCTGATGAAGGGTATTATGACTGGCATAATGATGTAATGTGGGAATCACCTAACTGCGGGCACAGAAAACTTTCTATGGTTATCCAGTTATCAGATCCGTCAGAGTACGAAGGCGGTGATTTAGAAATACAAACGATACATTTAGGGCCACCTGACCCTACGGTTTTACGTAAGCAAGGTAATGTAATTGTGTTCCCTTCTTTTTTGATGCACCGAGTTACCCCCGTTACAAAAGGTACACGTTACTCGCTAGTTGCTTGGATGGAAGGCCCAAAATGGAGGTAAAACAAAAACTAATTGAAGATGGTTTTATTGTTATACCTAAATTTATAACAGTTGGGGAAGCACAGAATTTATTTTCTATCTATAAAAGTTGTGAAACAACAAATAACAGAAGTGATATTCAGGTACCAAATATTTCTCATGCAATATGTAATTTTAAGTCTTTTTTAGAATTACTTTGTGCAAAAAATATGGAGGTGGCTAATTTAGTTGGTGAAATGGTTTTTCCTACTTATACATACTCAAGAATA